GTAAAAGGAACAAAGCACACATTTGTTATCCCTGTTTTAAGAATGAATTTTTTAAGCTCGGGGGATTATGAAAAACATTTTAATGAAGCTCTTGAGTCTTTTCGGGAAGATTATATCGATTGGTCGAAACAAGGATGGGTCACCGAATGGAGTCAAGAATACAGAACAGACTTCTCAAAGTACATCTCCCTATGAGGTAGAAGTGAAAGAGGTTAAGATTAAAAAAATAAAACTTAATAACTAAAATAATGGCAGAAAATATCCGATATTTTCAATATCTTGCAGGACCCCGAAACGGGGAAGTTGTTGTCTTTGATAAAATTGAAGAAGAAGATGGATTAGTATTTATCTGCTTTAAAGATGGCTCCAGATGTAATGAAAAACTTATTCTCCCCTTAAACAATCACAATTATCAGAGTGAGCTAATGGCTGAAGTAGATAGCCCTCAGAATCTTTGGGTTATGAAAGAAGAATGGGTTGGAAGGATGGAAGAAAAATGGGCTTGGTTAGATGAAACTAATCCGGGACTTCCCGAAGAAAAAGTTTGTGTTCAGCCTTTTGTCGAGGGGAAAAGAAAAATTATTCCGGTCCCCCCAAGACCTACCGCTCCAAAGGCATCTAAATTTGGCAAAATAGATCAGTTTAGCGCACCTGTGACTACTTCTAATGATACATCTGTACAAATGAATAAAACTCAGCAGGCGTCAGCTACGAAGCCTCAGCAAGCAAATTCAGGGGATCCAGTATGGATCATGTGCGAGAAAGCTCTTAAATTTGATCAGGAAATAAATATGACCCTTAAAATATCTCTTCCTAAGAAATCTCTTTATGATGTTGCTAAGGAAAGCTTTGAAGACGGGGGCCAAAAAGTTATTGAATATATAATTCACAATTTGGATGATAAAGAAATAAAAGAAAGTCTTAAACAAGCTCTTTTAGAAGCTTATGATCCGATTTGGAAAAACCCTAGCGAGGATTTGCCTTATGAGGTGGAAGCTCCTATTATCGGTCCAGGTAAAGCAGTTCCGATAGAAAAAGCCTATGTTAGGGAAGAAGAAAAATAATTTCTTATGATGGAAGAACCCAGAAAGAGACTTGTTGTTCAAGGAGAATATGAAGATGTCTTTGAAATAGATGGTCATTATTATCTCCAGGATAAAAAGGATAAGGTTGCCGTTATTCCCTATACTATATCTTCTGAAGGCTTAATTGATAAAATTGGCGTTGTTCTTGATTGGAACTATGTTGAAGAAGAAGAGGTTTTAACCCTTCTTAATGCTTATATTACTTCTGATGATGCAACTGATCTAGTAGCTGCTAATAGAATTCTTTTTGAAACCACAAAAATGAATATTAAAAGTGCTAAAGATTGGATGTATCTAGGAGCAGTTTATAGCAACCTAACATCGGATTCTCCTATCAAACTTTATGCAGTTGATATATCTGGGTTAAGAATACAGGAAGAAGCTGCCGAAGATGTTCAGAAGAAACAATTCAAACTAATGGATGCTTCGTCTGTTATCAGGACGGATGAAATCCTTTTCCTAGCTGCCTATTTCCGATTATTTAATCTTTTTTATATACGGTCTCTCGAAAAGAAATGATACTGAAATCTTAAATTCTAAATAAAATAAAATGAACAGACGTGAAAGAAGAGCCATGGAAAAAAGACTTGGCATTACTAAGTACAGAAAAAGTTTACCTTTAAGCAAAAGATTCGAAATTATTCAGGAGAATATTATCGAAGGTAACAAAATGCAAAACAAATTAAAAGAGGATAACAGAGTTAAGGAAAATGCAAAAGCGGATGCCGAAATTAATAAAAAAATTGCAGACAGAGCATTAGAATTAATGATGAAAGAGGATATGGATTATTATTCTTCTACTGAAAAAGCAAAAGAGGAATTTGGTAAAAAATCATAAGAATGAAGTTTTACATTACAATTGAGGGTCTACCAAAATTAAAGCGGGCTTTTTTAAATCTGAAATTATATTCAATTGTCAGTGTCCCCGAAATTCTAGAAGAATTAGGATATACTTATTCTACGATAGATGAGTATGGGACTTTCATAGTAAATCAGAGGATTACTAATATGATTGACAATTATATAAAATCAAAAAGGATAAGAGGAATTATTTATTCAAATCCCAATCTCAATAAAGATATTGTAGAAAATCTTTTTTCAGAATTAGAAAACCTTGATAAAATATCGGATTTGGTGCTTTTGGATGATAAATATGTTCCAAAGCTTGAAGAATACTATGATTTATTTGAAGAAATAATCTTTTTTCCATCGGTGAAAAAAGTTCGATTAATTGAAGCATCGGCAATTTTAAGACTTCCAGTCTTCCCTCTGACAAAAAAGTAATTTTAATAGTTGGATATATAGAATAAAACTATATGTCTAAAAAATTTTACATTTATCTTATTACTAATAAGATTTCTAAAAAACAATATATTGGTAGCAGAATAAATTATATTGGAGAAGCTGTAAATGATAATTATTGGGGCTCTAGTAAATATTTGAATGCTGATTATAAAATTTTAGGAAAAGAGAATTTTATAAAAAAAATTTTATTTGAAGGAGAATACATTGATAAAGAAAACCTACTTGAGAAGGAGACTGAATACATTTTACAGTATAATACTCTAAACCCTCATGGATACAATAGACAAAAGCCAAATATCTATCCAGGATTTTATATTGCGGGATCTCATCTATCTGATCTATCTAAGAAAAAAATTTCGGAAAGTTTAAAAAAGGCTTACAAAGAAGGGCGAAAAAAAAAGCCAAATTATGTTGGAAAGAATCACCCAATGTTTGGAAAACATCAATCAGCAGAAGCAAAAGAAAAAATCTCTAAAATTCAAACAGGTAAAAAATTATCTGTCAAAACTAAAAATGCTATATCCTTATCTCTGAAGGGGAAATTAAAATCCGATGCTCATAAGAAAAATATTTCCACCGGAAGAATTGGAATTATATTTTCAGATACTCATAAAAATAATTTGAGTAAAGCTCATAAAGGAATTATAAATTCCTTTTCAGGAGAAGGAAAATCAATTTTGTCGAAAACTGCTTCTGAAATAAATTCCAGACGAATAAAATGCGAAATTTGTAATATTCATTTTAATCCTGGTAATTATGGTCGTCACATGAAATGCAAACATGGGAGGCTCGATAATCCCAGATGATTACCGGGCCTTGCGGTTTTTAGTCCTTTTTTTATATCTCGAATATATAAAATAAAATGTCGTATGGCAGAAGCAGCTACAAGTAAAAGTAAAATCGATCAGCTAGTACAGAAGGCCGTGAAAGCTATTGAGAATGCTCTAGAATTTACAGATTATTATGCTACAAACGAATGTTTTCGTATAAAAGTCAATACTCTTTTTAATCAACTGATAACTGGGGATGGATTTTTCAGCAAGGATATAAAACCCGATGGATTGCATCATATTCACCCAATTGCTGCTGCAAGAGTTTATAAGGAAGCTTTAGCAAGAGCAAAACAATTTCTTGAAGAATGCTTAAGAGTTCAATATGCAAAAGCTATTAATGATAACGTTGCTTCAGAGATTCCTTTGACGGATTTTGATGGAAAACCACTCGAAGATTCTATGCTAGGTCCGTTCGATAAAAGACTCCAAAGATTATACCAAGCAGATGATAAAACTACTTTAGTTACCCCATACGATACAAGATTTCAACAAGTTTCTACGACAGGGTATCTTATTTCTGATAAAAAAGTAGAGGAATCCCAAATCGATAAGCAGAAGGACGTTTTATCCGCTTTATCCCAAAAGAGGGAACAACTTAGAAAAGACGATTTCTTTAAAGGCATTCCTTCTCTTATAAACACTTATGCTATTACTCGTTTATATGGAAGTAAGGGAGGAAATTATCTTATTAATCGAAAGGGAGAAAGAAAATGGTATGAAATTGATCAGACTTCAGACGGGGATTTAGGATTTAGTCTTAACCCTACTACTTCTTCAATTATTTCTTGGGGCAATGGAGATCCTTATGGAAGAACCCCTTATCATTTTAGTGATTTTGTATTCTGCAAATATTGGAATATTGTTCCAAATAATAGAATGATTACTCTTCGAAGATATGCTGCTCCAATTGTAGATAATTTAAAATTCCCGGGAATGGATGGTCTTGCAGATATGGGAACAGCAGCTTCGGAAACAAAAGTAGATAAAAATACTGGTGGACAAGCTGATAATGGAACTCCAGATCAAGGTTCTGGAAAAAAAGTTTCTTTCCCCCCAATGGCAACAGCTGTTACTTACTTCGGGGAGGAAACAGGAAACTCTTTAAGTAATATTCTCAAATTTAGTGCAGGATTAAACTGGGGGGAAGTTCAAGCAAAAGTATTTGAAGTAACTACATCAGTAGATCCAGATATGGAAGCAGGACCTGCAGGTCTTTTTGGCGGATTAACTAAATTTGCAAAAATGTTAAATATTGCCTCCGGAAGTTTTGATCAAAAAGCTATACTCAACAAAGGAAATTTGCCTCCCGATCCTTATTCAGGAGGACCTTATGAAAACCGAATTATGGGACCTGTTAACAGAATTGATGCTGTTAAAAAGAGAGAAGCAGGATTAAAATATGAAAATAAAATTTCTATTGTTTTTGAATATGTCGCAAGACCAATCGGAGGTATAAACACAAAAGCGGTTTTGGTAGATATTCTCTCAAACTTCTTAGTTATAGGAACTGCTTCAGCTATGTTCTGGGGAGGCCAGCATAGATTTATGGCAAATCCTCAGCAATATCCATTTATGGGAGGGGATGAAGGTATTCAAAAATGGTATCGCGGTGATCCTATCGGATGGGGAGAAAAATCTATAGGAACATTTGCAGATAAAATCACAGAAGCTGGATCTGAAATTGCAAAATTAGCTGAAGGAGTATTTAATGCTATGCTTGGAAAAGGAAGCTTAAAGGATATAATTGCTGGAGATAATGTTGCAACAAAATTTATCAAAGCAAAAGCTGCTGAAAAATCCGAAGGACAAATTCCATATCTCTCGGGGTTAAAAGCTCTTTTAATAGGGGAACCCGTTGGCGAATGGCATGTCACAATAGGAAATCCTCTCAATCCAATTGCAATGATTGGAAATTTAATTTGCGATAGTATTGAAGTTGAATTGGGCAATGAACTTGGCCCTGATGATTTCCCATTAGAAATAAAAGTTACTGTAAATCTTGATCATGGAATGATAAGGGATAAAGATGCTATTCAAAGTATTTTCAATCGAGGTATGGGTCGTATATACGATCTCCCCGATTCATTTACAAGCAGCGGGGATTATGAAACAAAAGTAGACAAATATACCGGAAACCAAACTGCAACAGGAACTCAACCAAGTTTTGCTGGGGGAACTTTCATTGCTGATTCCAGAACCACCGGAGGTAAACTTGGAAAATCAGCTATAAAAGAAAATACATTAGCGGGATCTGTTAGTGTTTGGAACAGAGAAAAATTTACAGCAGTTTCAGCTAATCAGGATCTTTCTTTTGTGGGAAATAAAGTATTAAACCGAAGTGCTTATAGATCAGCAGATTGGGTAAAAGTAAAATCACTTAAGTAATATGTTTTTAAATTCGCTAGATAAAAAACCTCTTCTTACAAAGGAAGACGGAACGATAATTAGAGACTTAACTCAGTCGATATTTAACTTTAAGACCAATAGTTATATTAGCTACCAAGCTTATAAAATACCTGTTGAGTATGCTATGAGACCCGATTTAATCTCTCAAGCTGTTTATAATAATACGATTCACGCAGAATATATTCTTAAGTATAATGGTATTAGTAATGCTTTTACAATTGCTCCAGGTGATGTTATTTTAATACCGGATTTAAATTCTGCTAAAGATAATGTTAAAAAGGAAGGAACCGGAGCAGATTCCCCTGAAAACAGAATTAGATTATCTTACAAATATTTAGATCCTACAAAAGCTCCTTCAAAAGATAAAAACGCAATTGCTTTCGAAGATCGAAATCTTAAAGAAGGTGCTTTACCTCCAAACATTGCAGAAGAAGGAGCAAAACAAATTGTTCATAGAAACGGAAGGGTTTATTTTGGGGAAGGAATTGGAGAGAGTGCATGTTTAAAAAATGGAATGAGTTCAAGCGAATTTTTAACTACAATTATTCGTTCAAAATCCGTATAATTCTTGTCTAGAATAATTAAATATTTTTATCATAGTATTCTTTCTTCCCGCTATGTTTCCTATTAATATGATATGAAAATCTAGAGGCATTTTTAAATATTTGCCCGCATTCTTCACAAATAAAGCAATCGTCTTTGGTTTTTCTAAATTTTTTCATGATTACTCTTTTATTCGAATATATAAATAAAGCAGGACAGTTAGTTAACTCTCTAATTGACTTTGTCACAGTCTAACTGCTTTTTAATATATATTCAAAAGCAAAAAGATCTAATGGCGGATTACACATTTAATCCTACAGGAAGTTCGATTGCTCCTAAGCAAGCGAATAATAACGATGCGGGTAAAGAAAAATATAGGATCTATAACATCTTTAAATCTACTATCGTCCTGGATGAAATGTCTCTTAAAGCAACAAATCCAGAGGGCAAAGCACAAAAAATCGAAGATAAAACCTCATTAGAATATCCTTTCATCAAGATAAATGATTACATCATTTCTCAGAGCGAAATTGATTATTTCCAAATAGATTCTACGAAAAGGCTTCCAAGTATTATTTTATCGCTTAGTTTTAATAATGATAAATTTTTTACAAAAGAAATGCCTAAAGATGGGGATATTATTTCTGTAGCCATCACTAATAAAACAGATTTACTTCTTCCTATTAGGAACGATTACGTAATTACTGGGGTTACCCCTCTTAAGAAAAGTACAACCGTAAAACAAGGAAATAGCATTACATTCTTTGGCGAACTATTTGTTCCAGGATTATCAGGATTTAGAGGTTCTTCTGCTTATATAGGAACTTCAATGGAAGTTCTTAAAAAAATTGCCAAAACCCTTAACTTAGGATTTAACACCAATGAAGAAAATACGGATGACAAGCAACTTTGGTTTATATCTACAGCTTTTGATATTTCCATCGAAGAGATTGCATCAAGATCATGGAAAGATGAAAATAGTTTCTTTGACTGGTGGATCGATGTTTACTATAATTTCAATTTTGTAAATGTTCAAAAACAACTCCTTTCAGCAGAAGACGAAGTTGATATTGCAGCTTCCTTAGGAAATGTTCCAAAAGAATTTTATTGGGGGAAAGAAAATGCTACTTCTGAAACCCCAAAAGTATTCTCCAATTTCAATGGATATAAAACTACAAGTTTTTATATTACTGATTGGAAACCTATTAATAAATCAACAGCGATTACATACGACTATGGAGCTTCCGTTCAAGCATGTTTCTTTGAACATAATAAAGTAATATATGAAGATCCAAATAAAACAAAATATTGGTCTTTCAAAATGGAACCGGCTTATGATCCGGAAAAAGTAAATTCTTATATACTTTTAAGGGGTAGAGCAACTTGGGATCCTTCTTTGCATTCAAATGAACCAGCAAGAGCTAATTATAGCTATAAGGATCTTTATAATATTTCCCCATGGTTAGGAATTCAATATACTATTTCAAACCCCGAAGAAGATAATTCTAAATGGACAGGAAATCACCATAAGAACTATGCGAGATCCCAGATACAGAATATTTTAAATAGAGTAGAATTAGAAAAATTAGTTGTAGAAGTTTCTGTTCAAGGAACTAACTTAAATATTATAAAAGGGGATAAAGTTCCTATTGTTCTTATACAGAAAGAAAGATTTGAAAATCTACTGATAAATAAGGATTTTGTAGCCGATGCTGCTTTGGAATTCTTTTATTCTGGATGGTATTATGTCAAAGGGTTTACTCTATCCTGGCAAAGGAAAATAGGGGAGATTTATTCACCTTTTTCTCAGACTTTTTCTTTAACTCGTAGAGAATGGCCAGCACCTATTCTTGTTGAACCGGTAAAGAAAACTAGCCCAATTGTTGAACAATAAATAAAAAAATAATATATCCATGCCATCTTTAGCCGAAAATATTTTTTATTCATTTAGAAGACCCGGAGAAGTTTTTAAAGGAGATTCGATAGCTGGCGGAAAATTGACGAAGAATTTTGATGAACCAACATATTGGACATTTTATGTAAATTTTAGACCTGCTAATACCAATCTGGAATTTACCAATTATGATAAAATGCCTCATCCTTTATTCGAAAATGTTAAACCGCAAGATGATATAAATGCTAGAAACTTTTATTCAACGAGACAGTTTTTGAGGGATAGCAATGAATTTGTTAGGGAACAAATGCTAATAGAATTTATTGAAAAATGGAATGTTCTCCAGTCTGATTTTCAATGGTATTTTCAAAATATATCCGGGATAGATTCTTTATTAAAAGTAGATCCAAAAAGAGGTATTAGGGTTCCAAAAGATGGAAAGGTGACTATTAAGATGCTTGAAGGTCTTGATATGAGGGTTTCTCATCTTTTGAATCTTTATAAAAAAATCGCTTGGGATGATGTTTATCAGAGATGGATTCTACCGGATATGATGAGATATTTCATGATGGATATTTATATTACAGAATTTAGAATTTTTCATCAATCCAATCTGAAATATAATCAGCAAACTCAAACTGAGCAGGGGGTTTATCCTCCAAAACAAACTATTTTCCAGCAAGGAGCTCAGAGGCTCGGGTTTGGAACAGGAAATAAGTTCCAAAGTACTGAGGTCCCAGAAATGATTCTAACAATTATGGATGATTTAATGCCTACTTATGTTCTTCACTGTGAAAGATGCGAATTTGATATAACTTCTTTAAATTCTCAATTTAATGATTTAAATGTAAGTGAACCCCAGATGGCTGAAGTAAGTTTTGATGTTAATGTGGGAAATCTTACAGAAGAATATAGGAATCCTCTTTTAAATTTTTATTATACAGATCGAATTATTAATGGATTTGAAAGGACCCAGGAATTAGAAGATGTTGAAATGGATTTGTCAAGACAAACAAGCTTTGGTCCTATCCCCCTCAAAATTACTCAAAAAGTCCCTTATACCCCTCTTAAAGTAGGAGGTAATACTAAAGCTACTACATTTATTCATCCAGATGTAGATTATAATTTAAAATCGAATCATACCTCAGGAAAACCATTCATCCAGACAGGAGGGTCCGGCGAATCTAATCTTTCTAATGCTTCCAAAGCTACAACTCAAGGACCTACTTGGGTTGGAAATACTATTAAATTTGGTAAAGCTTTTGCTGAAAATTTATTTGAAACCGGAATTGATAAGATAAAGACAGCAAGAATACCCGGTCTTAATGTTTCGTTTAGCGAAGCTTTATCTGCCATCCAAAGCAAAAATATTTTTACAGTATTTGGATTGGTAAGACAATCAATGACTTTATCTCTTAATGGAACTCTAGGTCCTTCTAAAGCTACAAATGGGGAATTAATAATTGACAATCAATTTAGGGCATTTGTACAAGAAGTTGCTAAATTAGATAAATCTGAAGCTACTGACAATGATGTTAAACTAGCAAAAGCTGCTAATCAAATTCTTAATAATAGAGGTATCTGGGAACAAATAAAAGATATGTCTAAAGCTACTGATCTATTATCAAAAGCCCTCGGAGAAGTGAATATGGGAAAACCTATTGAAAATCCAAATTCCTTGAAATTAAATGCTGAAGCTCAAACATTAAAAGATAGATCCAAAGCTACCGATCTTGATGGAACCCCTTCTCTTATTGGTGAGCCATTAGTCTATAGAGATATTCTTTTAAGTACTTCAACCGTTGGGAATCTTGAAATTAGCAAAGCTATTATTACTACAAAATTAGGATCTACCGATAAGGAAATACAGAAAAGTGATTTTAATGGTGCTACTGGAACTATCGAAGGAGAAATTCAGGGAGGGGAATTTTCTGGTTCCAAACCAAACACAGGAATACAACCCGGAGGGGTTGAAAGAGTACAATCTGGAACTGCTACTTCCAAAGATGGATTACAGCCTGCTGAATTTAATGGTCCCAAACCAAACACAGGAATACAACCCGGAGGGGTTGAAAGAGTACAAGCTGGAGCTGCTACTTCTAAAGATGGATTACAATCTGCAGAATTTTCTGGTTCCAAACCAAACACAGGAATTCAAGGAGGGGGATTTAATGAAGTTGCACCAAGTTTAGCTACTTCTAAAAAAGATATAGTTGAGAAAGGATCTTTCTCAGGATCTAAACCTGATATAGATATTTCGGAAGGGGGATTACCAAATAGCGATATAAGTCAAGCTACTAATGAAGAAATTCAAAATGGAAAATATCTCTTTGGTGGTGTAGCCAAAAAGCAAGAGATAATTAAAAAATCTATGGAAAGGCCCGAACCGGGAGAAGCTGTAGATAATGATACAAAATTAGTTCCCATTCCAAGACCCGAATTAAAGAAATAAGAAAATGGTAATACCAAACGGACTACAATTAACGTTTAAAGATCTTCATGATAATGACTGGTTAGGAGTTGTCACGAATAATATTGATCCAACTTTTTCGGGTCGATGCCAAATTCGTGTGTACAGATTAATGGACAACTTGGATGCAAAAAATCTTCCTTGGGCAGTACCAATTAACTCAACGATTTTCGCAGGAGATGGAGCAGGTTCTTTATCAGTTCCTAAAATAGGACAGATTGTTCGTATTCAATTTAATAATGGGGATATTTACTCGCCCGAGTACACGACTATTCAAAATATAGACACCCAATTAATACAGAGGATAAAAGATGATTATGACGGAACTCATGTCATGCTTTATGATCCTGATGAAGAACTTACGGTA